TCACACGCGCTGGCCAGGCCTCGGCCCACGGCTCATGTAGACCACATTGGAGGTTTCGGCGCCGGAGCCGGCATCACCATTGCTGAACCGCCGTTCTCGGCGAATTCTGAGGACTTCGGCAAGGTAGATCACGCCGGATTTCGCCGTGGCGGATCCCGTGGAGGCTGGAGCCGATCGTTCGGCCAAGTCTGTGCGAGCCTCCGCCATCATCAGCCGCCATTCCCGCGCAATGTTGCAGGTCAGAGACCACCAGGCCATATCGCAGGGTTCCAGCTGGTGACCTTCAGGGGTGAACATGTGCCCAGCTTGGAAGCCGAAACCGGCCCAAGGGCCGGTTAGGTCAGTTCGGTCATGCGGATCGATCTCGATCATGCTGCAAGCTCATCCTTGTCGGGGGAGCCAACAGGGAGGCAAGAGCCAAGCCAGAGCCAGAGCCGGAGCCATTGCCAAGCCGAGCCACGAACCGGATCACGCCCGATACAGCATTTCGCATAATGTATACAGCGTGGGTGCTATCGAAGCCCGCCACGGCCGCCTGAGCCTTGTGGGGTAGGGCAAAGCCAACAGCCAAACACAAGGCCATTGCGGTGGCCGCAAGCTTGCGCCATACCGCCTTCTCCTCCCGGCTGATGGCCCTTGCCTCGCCGACGATTCCCAGGACACGCGCAAGCGGAATTCCGCTCAACCCGGCGATGGTTGCGCACACCACAGGGTCGGGCAGGGCCCGGGCATGCCTGTAGTTGCTGATCGCTGAGCGGCCAACGCCAAGAGCTGCTGCGAGTTGGTTATCGCTGCTTACCCCCGCCGCAACCTTGCACGCGTCGAGCAGCGAATTGATGTCCTGCATGTTCATGCCCCTTGACAGGCTGTGTTCAAGGGGAATATACATGCACTCGATGTTCATCGACCTTGAACATCCCCGCCACCGACACCCCAAGGTCGCTGGCGGGTTCCCTTGGGGTAGCGCTTGGGAGCAGGGCCACCTCCGTGAAGCACCTAGATCAGTTCTTCAAATTCCTTGCGCAACTGCACTGCAAGGCGATCTCGATCCCAAGCAAGCGCTTCGCTCGTGGCGACAAGCCCTTTAAGGACATCGCCAAGCGCCGCGTCCAGAATCCGCACGTCTCTGGAGACGGCTCGAATAACTCCTTCGTTCTCACTTGCCGCACGCTCGCGGGGACGCTGCATGAAATTGTCGTTGATGTAGGCGATCCGACCCGCCAAATCGTCAGCAATACGAATGACCATATTCATAACGAGGTCTGTGGAATCTGTGGCTGTAGCCCGATCCTCCGCACTCCAGATCGGCTGCCTCACGACATCGGCAATTTCATTAAAGGCAACACCGACGTCGTAGAGCGCAGCATTCTCGAACGCACCTCCACGCTCCTCCAGAGCCTTGAGGTACTGAAGCGGACGATCCAGACGGTTTCGGGTAGATATCGTTGCTGCAATGGCCGCTCGAAACTGGGATATCTCGAGCTTCATTCTCAGCATCTTTTGCTCTCTGCGTTCGTGCAATCGAAGCCGACGATCACCGGAAGCGAGCACGAACGCTGCCAAACCGACGACCCACGTACCAATCGCTGCAACCCAGTCCGCTGCGGAGCCGGGTTCATCGAATATTTCGAGGCCGCTTGGTGTAAGCCACCCTTTAGCGATGATCAGCGCGGCAACGAGCAATATCGCAAGCCATATGATGCGCGCTATGGACAGTCGATCAAAGATTGCTCGAGTCACCTGATAGCGCCGCGGAAGCTTTGTCGCACTCATTCCTTCCCCTGGTCCCGTCATAAGGATGGGGGGATTTTGGCATGATCGAGCCCCTTATTGCCTTCGTCCTGCTGGCGGCCATCGTGGCCGTGTCCATTGGCGGCGCTCGCATCGTTTCGTGGCTGCTCGACCGGCGCGGGGAGTCCGCCCGTCGCAGCGCACACGAAGCGGCCTTCGTAGCCCAGGCACGCGCCGAACTGGCCGCAACCGGCTGGACCCCCGGTCACGAAACGCTCTATCAGGCCGAAATTGCCGCCACCAAGCGCGGCGATCTGCTGGCCGCCGCTCGCTACGCCGAAGAGCAGGAGCGCGCCGCATGAGCAGGTATCCCTCATTCGCCGAACTGGCGGAGTTCGATATGGGTCTTGCGGCATGCGCCGCGCTCATCACCGCTTGGCTGGGAGCTGCGTTGCTCTCCATCGTGATCGAGCAAGCATGGCTGGCGCTTCGTCGCCTGTGGAAGCTTCGCAAGGATCGCTCCAATGGCCGGTGAGCGCGCGGTGCTGGCCGAGTCGGGACTCCCCTCGTCTAACAGGGGAGTCAGTGAATTCAGGAACCCCGAGGGAACCCTGACGGTCGGCATTGACTGGTTCTCCGCCTCCATCGATCTGCGCGCAGCGCTGGACGAACTAGCGTTCCGTGATGGCGACAGCTTCGAAGAGGTACGGCAGTGGATCGAGTTCTCCCCGGACAACGCCCGCATCGCGGCCCTGCAGGTGTTCTGCTGGTTCTTCGCCGGGCTTGGGCTTGAACTGGATGAAACAGCGGGCGGCGGTCGCTTCTACACGTGGCGCATCAAGATCATCGACGCGGCCAAGAAGTTCGTCGGCATGATCGAACTCGGTGGCGAAGAGTGTCGCCGCGCGGACGGCACCTATACCGCCCGCATTGAGCTAACCGGTGATGGATGCAAGGCGATAAGCGCAGCGCGCTGCGGCCATGCGCAGCGGTGGCTGGAGCTTCGAGCGAAGCTCGAAAGCTGCGCCGGAAGGATCACCCGCGTCGACGTGTGCGCCGATGACCTGGTGGGCGACTACCCATTGCGCATGGCACAGAAGTGGTACGCCAATGGCGACTTCGACAACCGAGGTCAGCGCCCCAAGGCGCAGCTGGTGGACGACTACGACAGCGGTGACGGCAAGACGTTCTATGTCGGCGGCAAGAAGTCGGAAAAGCAGCTGCGCGTCTACGAGAAGGGCAGGGAGCAGGGCGACAAGAGTTCGCCGTGGGTGCGCTATGAGGCGCAGTTCCGTAACTCCAATCGCAAAGAACTGCCGCTCGACATTCTGCGTGATCCGGCTTCCTACCTGCTCGGCGCCTACCCGGTCCTTTCCTTTTTGCGGTGCGTCGCCACGCGCATCGAAATCACGAAAGCCGCCGTTGAAGCGACGTGGAAGAGCGTACGCCGCCACATCCGCCGCCAGTACGGCGCAGCCCTCAATTTCATCGCCAAGAGTTGCCCGGACGATCAGGCATTGCGGGCGGTAATCGAATCCTGCACTTCGCCATCGCTGCCGAAGTGGGTCACAGGCGAAACAGCAGCGCATTGGCCCGAAATCGCGGCCGTACAGCAAACCTCAAAGGGGTAACAGCGCATGAGCATCAAGATCACCGTCCTCAAGAACGAAATTGACGAACGCGTCGGCAGCTTCAAGAACGAAAAGGGCGAAGACGTCAAGTTCACCACTCGCAAGCAGAAGGCCAAGTTGGAAACCGCAGGTTTCGCCTACCCATTCGACGTGCGCCTGGAGGACGGTCAGAGCGGCTACCCCGAAGGTGAGTACGAGCTCGACGTTGAGTCCATGTTGCAGGTCAACAAGGGCGTCGCATCGCTGAGCAAGTTCACCGTTCTGCGCATGGTGCCCAAGGCTGCGCCTCGCGCCGCCACCCCGTAACCAATCGAGCCGTGGCCGTGCCTTTGGCGCGGTCACGGCGAAGGAGTCCCTATGGAAGAGACCGTTCTTGTCCTGCACTGCAAGGCATCCGATTTCGATGCTGCAACAGGGCAATGCGCGCACCCCTTCTACGGACCAGCGCCGATCCTTTTGCCACCGATCAGCGTTGCCGATTCCCTAATTATCAGCTGCTCAATCGCAGGTATGTGGGGCGTCGGTTTCATGATCCGGCAAGCACGCCGGGTCACAGGTGGCTAACCATCCAATCCAGAGAGAAGACCATGATCAAGAACCTGCGCAAGATCGGCCTCAAGGCAGCTGCCATCGCTTCCACCGCAATGGTGGCGGCACCGGCATTCGCTGGCGACCTCGCTACTGCGGCAACCGAAGGCATGGATAAGGGCGAGCTGATGCTCATCGGCGCTGCTGTCCTGACACTGTGCGGTGTCGTGGCACTGATCAAGAAGGGTCAGCGCGCCTCCGGCGGTTGATTTAAGCAGTGCCACACGGGGCGGGGAAACCCGCCCTTTTTCATTTCAAGGGGAACGTCATGGCGTACGCAGGGTATTTCGTGATGATCGGTTTTTTGGGGGCGCTATGGCTCGCATTGGATGGCTAAGGATTGCCCTTCTCCTGCTCGCCTCAGCGCCTGGACTTGCACAGGCAGTGGATCAGGGGCAAGCAACGCAGATCGCGGTCAAGCAGGTACATGAGTCGTGCAACCAATCAGCTCCGGCGGCTGGCACGCATATTCAAGGCGAGATAAAGCTCATTGTGGGGTGGGGTAGCGTCAACGCCTCGGGCAGCTGCTTCTTCGGTGATGGCCGATACCAAGGCTGGTACAGCAAAACCGTTGCATTCGACACTGAGTGCAAGAACCGGCCTGACTACAACGGCGCATTCCCCGGGGGGCAGTACAAGCCCAAGAACGGTTCGCTCTCCTGCGATCTCGGCTGTGAGGTTGTCTGGACGCATAACGCCGATGGCACTGTCAACGGCAGCACTGCGCTCAATAGATCGTGCACGGGCGATGACATGGACGACGACGACAAGTGCAAGGCCAAGCTCGGTCCGGGGGCGTTCTTCAACAAGCAAGTCGGCGTGTGCGAACTCAATGAACCTGAGTGCCCAGGTGGGAAGGCGCCAAACTCACTTGGTCAATGCGCTCCGGAGCCATGCCCTGATGGCATGGCACAGCAGCAGGACGGCACTTGCAAGAAGAAGGAGAACGAGTGTCCAGCAGGACAGGTGAGGTCGCCCGATGGGCGCTGCTTGCCCGGTGATGGTCAGTGCGCGAAGGGCGAGGTACGGGGACCAGACGGTACGTGCAAGAAGGATTCTGACGATGACGGGAAACCTGATGAGCCGGGCGAGAAGGACACCTTCTCGGGTGGCGACGACTGCAGCGTTCCACCTTCGTGCAGCGGCTCGCCTATCTTGTGTGGTCAGGCGCGCATCCAGTGGCGGATCGACTGCAACACCCGAAAGAACCGGAACATCGCGGGAGGCTCATGCGCTGCGATGCCCGTATGCACCGGCGAGAAGTGCGACGCGATGGAGTACGCAGGGCTTCTGATGCAATGGCGCACCGCATGTGCTGCAGAGAAGCTCGCAAGCCAGGGCAACAATAACGGCGGTGACGGTGCGCAGCCCGAGTGGACCAAGGTGGGCGGCATGTCCACCGATCCGGGGCTTGGGGCATCTCCTGACGACACGAAAGTTCTAACCGTCAAGAAACTCGGGGTCGAACAGTTGGATCAATCCGGCTTCGGCGGGGGCGGCAGCTGCATCGGATTCGCCGTCAGTGGCGGCAGTGGAATCGGCTCGGGCTTTGCGCAGGCGATGGCATCGCCTCCGGACTTCTTCTGCAACTACATCATCCTGATTCGCGCAGTGATCATTCTTTCGGCAACGGTCACCTGCGCCTTCATTCTTACCAGCGGAGGGAAGAACTAATGCCAATGATCATTGCTGCGCTTGTAAGCATGCTGCTGCAGGCGCTTCGGCAGTATCTACCGGGAATCATCGGGCGCGTTCTGCTTGCCTTTGGCATCGGCCTTGTTACGCACGAAGTGGCGCTCCCAGCTGTCAAGAGCTTCATTCAGAGTAAGATCTCTTCCCTCGGCCCCGTACTTGTCGCCTATTTCGATTACACCGGGTTCGGCGTCGCCGTCACGATGATCCTGTCGGCGTGGGCGGCCACTTATGCGCAAAAGGCCATGCTTGCCAAGCTGGGTTCCAACTGATGGCTCTCTACCTCGTAACTGGTCAGCCCGGCCACGGTAAAACTGCCTACGCCCTGGACAAAGCGTTCAAGTTCCAGAAGGAGGGCAGGGCGATCTACGCTCATGGAGTCAAGGACCTCGACTACGCAAAGGCGGGATGGACCTATCTCGATGACCCCACTCAGTGGGAAGCTTTGCCAGATGGGTCGGTTGTGCTGCTCGATGAGTGCTACACGATCCTGCCGAATCGCAACCCCGGTGCGAAGGTTCCGCCGCACATTGAGGCGATGGCCCGTCATCGCCATCGTGGCTTCGACTTCATCCTGATCGCGCAGCAGGGCTTGCAGCTAGACCCTTTCCTGCGCGGCCTCTATGAGGAGCATGTGCATGTTCGACAGACGTCGATCATGCGCAGCAAGACTAAGCTCAAGCGCTGGAATCAGTATCAGAGCAACGTACAAGCTGTTTGTGCGGACACGGTTGACTGGGTTCGACCAAAGTACGTCTTTGACTACTACACCAGCACCACGATGGTGACCACCAAGCGGCAGATGCCGATGTGGCTTCGTTACCTCATCCTTGGTGTTGTTGTCTTGGGCATCATCCTCTTTGGAATCCGGTGGTACTTCGCATCCAAAATCGCGGAATACGGAGCCGAGAGGCCTGCAGCAGCACAACCCGTAGCGCGTGCTGCCGCAACTGCCGACAGCGGAGCGGCGGCGGGTGCGGCGGCGCCGCGCGTCTACGAGACTACGGCTCAGTACGCAACGGCTCACAATCCGCGGATCGGTACTATGCCCTGGACGGCACCGATCTACGATCAGCGCGCCGTTACCACCGATCCCCAGCTGTACTGCATCGCAAGTGGAGAAGGGTTGGACGGCAACGGGCAACACACCGCAGCTACTTGCACATGCCTGACAGAGCAGGGCACACGTTATGAGTTGAGCCAGCCGGAATGCCGCACGCTGGCGCGCAATGGCCCGGTCTACAATCCCTACAAGACTACGCAGCCCCCAGCGCCTGCGCCGGCTCCGGCGATTCCGGCACCTGTCAGTCCACGGGCCGCAGTTGGCATACAGAGCGCTGTGATCACTCGCGGCGAACGCGCCAACGGCAGCTTCCCGGAGTCGCCTGCGTTTGAGTCCGATACCTACCTTACTAGCCCGGCAATCCCGACAAGGCTCTGACAGCTGTGAATGGTCACAGCCTTAGCAGGGTTCGTTCGGCATGTCGCGCCAGCCACCACCGTCCATTCGCTTGAAACGCCTTCCATCAATGCATCGCTCACCGGCCTCCAGCGGCCTACGCTCTCGCACTGGTAAAGCGCGATCAAGCTGGAGTGTCCGCCTTACCGCAGCCACTTCGGCAGCGGTCTCCGCCTCGAGCTGACGGGTCTTCTTCTCCATTTCAGCGTCGAATGCGGCCTGTTCCTGAGGTGTCATTGGCCTCATTAGCTCACGCGTCATAGCAGCCGCTTGCCGTCGAGCATTCCACTCGATGAGTCCCATTGCGATTACGACCAGCAGTGCTGCGCTAGCCGCGATGTAGAGCCAGGGCGAAGTTGGTTCATGCCTAGTCGTTTGACGGCGGCTGTTTCCACGAAACTGCAGGTCCTGCAGATCCGGCTTTCCGAAGGTCGGTTCGTGTCGTTCGCGTTCCATACGGCCCCCCAAGGCGTCCTGCGCGCATTGTAGCCGGGGTGTAGGGGCGGCGCCCCTACGAAAGCGCCTTACACGCGCTCGCGGCGTTGTGGCCCCGGTACCGGCAGGATTGCTGCTGGCGGCTCGGCGTCAGGGCCAGCCAACGCCACCGCCGAACGCTGTTTGCGCTGGCTCATTACATCCCGCAGATTGACGACAGTGGCAGGATGATGGCGAATGCCGGCGCTGCAATTGCGCGCATTTTTGGAACTGTCGATCGACGGTGCGGAGCGAGCAGCTTCCATCATCCGGCGCCATTCCTGCGCTTGGCAGGCGGTGAGCGACAGCCATGCCAGATCTTCGGGTAGCAGCTCGCGGCCTTCAGGGGTGATCAGCCGATCACCGAGGAAAGAAAAACCGGCCCAAGGGCCGGTCAAGTCGATACGGTGGTGCGGGTCGAACTCAATCATGCCGCGATCTCATCCTTGGCCGGGGACTGAGGGCGCAGGCAAGAGCCAAGCCAGAGGCCCAGCCATTGCCACGCGGAGCCGACGAATCGTGCCAAGGTCGATACAGCATTTCGCATAATGTATATTATGTTCAAAGCATCCCCGAGGACGCTGGCGTACCGCTCGCCTCAATCACCGGCCTTGCTATGCCAAGCCAAGAAGCCAGCCTGCCCAGCCTGCCCCTCGCGGCCTGGCAGCTACGGCTTTCTCCATCGTCCGATCAGGGTCTTGTACATGACCCAAGCGATCCAGCCGCAGACCAAGCCGCCCCCCCGCGACAATGATCTCTTCCTCTTCAAAGGCGGCTCCATTCAGTCCTTGATAGGCAACGAAAGCCAACGCTCTCAATGACAGCAAGGCAGACAAAGCTGTAGGCGCCCAAAGCAGGACCTTCATCGTTCTCCCGCCTCCAATTGCATCGGCCGGCCACTTGCCCTGACAGGAACGTGATTTCCGCCCGGCGTGACGCGTCACGTTAATGGCCTGTGGCAGTCCGCTGGCGCAGGCCCTCCATCTCAACCTGGCGCCCCTTTCTGCACTAGCTCGAAAGCAGCCCCTTCGCCAGAAGCGTGATCCGGGTCGCCGCATTGAGGTCGTACGCACCCAGATCCTTCGGTTCCACCCAGGCATGGGCAT